GTCCAGTATACAACGAAGCAATTTTAGATAGTAAAAAGATTCGAGTAAAAGAAATTAAAAATATGTGGGGTATTGGTACTCCCGAAGATTTAAATTATTTCTTACAAAATTATAAGGCTTAATTATGAGTAAAAAGGTGACGGTAATCACTCCTACAACAGGATCTGATTACCTAAAACAAAATGCAGATTCTGTAGTAAAACAGACATATGAAAATGTAGAACATCTTATTGTTATTGATGGGCCTGAGTTTCAAGCAAAGGCATTTAAACAATTAGATATACAAGAAGCATCTGCAACAGTAGTTACATTACCACACAACACTGGACATAGCCAATACAACGGACATAGAATATATGGATCATTTCCATATCTAATTGATTCTGACTATGTAATGTTTTTAGATGAGGACAACTATATTGATCCTGCACATATAGAAACATTAGTTAAAGTATGTGAAACTAATGATTGGGCATTTTCATTAAGAAAAATTGTGGACAAAGATAGCAAGTATGTTTGTCTTGATGATTGTGAGAACTTAGGTAAATGGCCAACATGCTTAAGTGAACAGGAATACTTTGTGGATGTGGGTGCATACTTTTTACCCACATCCATCGCAATTCAAATATCTCCTTTGTGGTATCGTAGAGCAAGACATCCAGACGATCAACCTGAAGTAGATCGTATCATAATGCAAGTATTACGTGAACATGAATTTACGTATGATACTAATGGAATATATTCATTGAATTATAGAGTTGGCAATAGAGAAGATTCAGTCAAGGCTGACTTCTTTATATGGGGCAATAGCGTGATGGAAAAGAAATTTAAGGATGGATACCCATGGAGAAAGAAATAAACTACAAATATAATGAAGGTCAACTTATAACAGAGTTGAAAGAATATATCGACGCCACCTACGGCGAACATTATTCAATGAATAAGTTTCAGGCAACTGAATTTATAATTGATAGTGGACATGGTGTCGGTTTTACCGTTGGCAACGTAATGAAGTATGCCCAAAGATACGGAAAGAAAGCCGGAAGGAATAGACAAGACATACTAAAGGTGTTACACTATAGCATGATGTTATTATATGTACATGACATTGAAACCAAGGAGTTAAATAATGCAGATCAGTAAAGAGACGATTGATATCCTGAAGAATTTTGCTAGTATTAATAGCAACATTCTAATCCGAAAAGGTAAGGTATTATCCACAATTAGCACAGCAAAAAACATTTATGCGAGAGCAGAAGTTGCTGAGGACTTTCCAGAGGAAGTCGCAGTATACGATTTGAATTCGTTGTTGGCTTTGCTAACACTTATGGAGAATCAGCAAGTTGATTTCGGTGAAAAGAGTTTAACCATCTCTAAAGACAATGGTAAGTTTGAATACTTCTATTCTGCACCGAACGTAATTGTAGCAGCACCTGCGAAGGAAATCGAAATAGATTCACACTATGAATTTAAATTGACATCCGAAGATGTTAATATGATTATGAAAGCGGCTGCTATTACAGGAGCACCGACAATTACAATCTCGAGCAAAGGCGAGAATGTTACATTGACTATCGGTGATAAAAAGAATGACACAGCAAATACCTATAAGAAAATTATTGGCACATGCGAACATTCTTTCGAATGCCATATGGCAGTCGAGAATTTTAAAATTGTACCTGATGCGTATAATGTTACAATCTCGAAAAAGAAAGCATTCCAGTTTAAACACGCAACAAAGCCATTGGGTTATTTTATCGCAATGGAACCAGATTCGGTGGTGTAATATGCAAGAAAATTTTTATGTACCAAGACGTGAGTATATTGCTGTACTTCAGAATGAAGTAGAAACTTTAAAGCGTTATTACTACAAACCAATGGAAGAAGGCACAGGACATTTTAATACAACAATAAGTGTATTAGAACAACGTATTAACGAACTTAATACTGTCCCAGATGCAACAGCTTGAGATACCATTCTTCTATCCTCTAACGGAGCAAATTCCGTTAGAGTTAGACTTCACTCCTAGTGAACAATGGATTGCTGAATGGCGAAAGAAACAATGGAACACTAATACACTTGCAACTAGTGGTAGTGTTTTGATTAGTGGCACAGGTATAACTACATGGGCACAGGCACCTATGTCTTCTTTTGTTGTGAAGCCTTCTACAAAGAATGTTGGTAAATGGCAAATCTCAGAGTCTATGTTTGTATATAGACCCATAAAGCCAAATGCTGTTATCAGATTTATGACCAAGCATCTTCTTGGTTTTAAATGGCATGATGAAATTTAATTATATTATGAGGTTATTATGGATTATCGTGAAAATGAATTTTTGTGGGTTGAGAAATATCGCCCTCGCAAATTAGAAGACTGTATCTTACCCGCAGACCAAAAGCGCATCTTTCATGAGATGCTGTCCAAGGGTGAGATTCAGAATATGTTATTATGCGGTGGTGCAGGTATGGGCAAGACCACAGTTGCCCGAGCATTGTGTGAAGAACTAGAAACAGATTATATTATCATTAACGGATCAGAAGAATCTGGTATTGATGTTCTTCGTACAAAGATTAAACAGTTTGCATCTACTGTATCATTCAGTGGTAAGCCAAAGGTTGTAATTTTGGACGAGGCGGATTATCTTAATCCTAACTCTACACAACCTGCATTGAGAGCATTTATAGAAGAGTTCTCTTCTAATTGTAGGTTTATTCTTACTTGTAACTTTAAGAATAGAATCATTCCTCCGCTTCATTCTCGTACTGCGGTTATTGAATTTAAATTACCTAAAGCAGATAAGCCTAAGATTGCGGCAGCATTCTTCAAGCGTGTTACCGAGATCATGTCTATCGAAAAGATTGAGGCAGACGGTAAAGTAATTGCTAAGGTAATCGAAAAGCATTTCCCTGACTATAGACGTGTTCTAAATGAATTGCAGAGATACTCAGCCTCGGGCAAAATTGACGAAGGCATCTTTGTTAATTTGGGCGAATCCAATATGCAAGAACTGGTCGCATCTTTAAAAGATGGAGATTGGAAAAAGATGCGTACATGGGTTGTAAATAATATTGACAATGACCCAGGGACTATTTTTAGAAAATTATACGATACACTAACAGATCAAGTTAAGCAAGTACCGCAGTTAATTTTATTACTTGCAGATTATCAGTATAAGGCAGCATTTTGTGCAGACCAAGAAATTAATCTTGTAGCATGTCTAACTGAGATTATGGCAGCAGTAGAATTTAAATGATGGATTATATTAAACCAACCTTCGAATGGATAAGAGATGACTGGCGCACTCACGCTAATAGGTTTATGTTGGAGTGTCTTGCTTGGGGTATATCTATTGGGTGTTCTATCACGATGGCACTTACGGTTCCCAATCCTCCTTTACTTATACTATATCCTATCTGGATCTGTGGTTGCGCTATCTATGCTTGGTGCGCTTATAGTAGGAAATCGTTTGGTATGTTGGCTAACTACTTATTGCTAGTTACAATAGATACTATTGGTTTGTTTAGGATGCTGTTATGAGTTTGTTTGGAACACCTGTAGAAAAAATAGAGGAAGTTCCCTATAAGGCTCCTGCGATTTCACCTTTCGATTTTATCAATGCAATACATTATAGTAAGGAAAATTTAATAGTCGACGATTGGTCTGAAAAACAGTATAATCCCTGGATCATTAATAAAGGGTTATCCTATGGGCCAGATACAGTAATCCCCGCCAATGAAATGAACTCTCGTCCTCATTTGGATAAGATCCTTCAATTTCACTTTCTTATAAATATTATTAGGCCTAAGAAGAGATTCAATAAATGGATCAAGGCTGAGAAAATCGATGATTTGGAAGTTATAAAAGAATACTATGGCTACAGCACAGAAAAAGCTAAACAAGTACTCCCGCTTCTAGATGATAAGATTATTGACAATATGAAAAGAAAAATAACAAAAGGTGGTAGGAATGAGTACTGACATGATAAGTATTGACTTCCCGGGATATAAACCCTTAGAAGTAATACTCACAGAACCCGACGATTTTTTAAAGGTAAGAGAAACTCTAACACGGATAGGTGTGGCTTCTAGAAAAGATAAAACACTATTCCAATCTTGCCATATACTGCATAAACAAGGTCATTATTTTATAGTTCATTTTAAAGAGCTCTTTGCCTTAGATGGAAAGACTGCTGATCTATCAGATAACGATTTACAAAGAAGAAACACTATTGCTAAGTTACTAGTGGATTGGGGATTGGTTAAAATTAGTAATCCAGATTACTTTACAGATTATGCCCCACTTTCTCAAATCAAAGTTATATCCCACAAAGAAAAAAATGAGTGGATGCTCGAAACAAAGTATAATATTGGTAAGAAAAAGTTGACAACTAGCACTAAATAATATATAATAAAGAATCCCCGAGATGGGACAAGGAGAAGGTAACCTTGTAAAAACCTTCGCCAACGCTACGCCTTCGGGGTAGTATTATTAACTCGCTTATTTAAGGAGCACAAAATGACTCAACTCGTAAACAATGCCATCGATACTATTGCTGGCGCAAAGAAAACTTTCGTTACTACATTCGTAACTAACGAAGAATTAAGAAAACCCCTAAACACTTTTATTGACGCGCAAACAGATTTTGCCAAGAAGGTCGTTACCGAAGTTAATAGCTTCTTTACAACCGTTAGTCTTGCAGCATTTTCTATTGATGCTAAAAAATTATTCCCAACTAAGTAATAGGAGGTTAACATG